GTCAACTTGCTACGCCGGACCGGTCAAGAGGTGTATGGCACTGTGTACGAGCTTGCCAAAGAAGCCGGGGCTTCGGATGAGGAGTTAACCCAATTGAACCCCCATAACTATGGCAGCCTGGGCGAGTACGTCAAGGGCGCGATTAAGTTCATGGCAACCCGCGAGGGGAAGAATCTCGCCAAGGACATGGCGAAGGTGGAGGCCAAGGCGATGCTCGAAGAACAGGCAGCGGCGGCCCGGGATAATACCCCGGCCCCCGAGATATTGCCTCCTTCTGAGCCGGGAATGAGCGACTCAGAGTTTGCGGCGGCGTATGCCGCAGGCACAAATACAAACACCGCGAGGCAGTTGAAGTGGATGCGGGATAACGGTATTCCCGTCTGATCCTTCACCCCCGCTGATAAGGAGTAAACAAAATGGCCGGCGGAGAAACCCTGGTCACCAATCTAACAGACTCTCTGAACTCGATGGTCGCGGCCGCGAGGGCCGTCCGCGAGTACAAGGGCGTTATGACCAATTTGGTCGACAAGCAGACCCTGGACCCAGGCACCGGCATAACGTGGAACGAAGTGAGTTATGCCAAACTGACGGCCTCGGCGGCCTCGGAATCGGAATACTTTGAGAGTCCGCGAACCTGTTGCGGACGTTAAATCTCTCTCAAATGCTGGAATCTCCTAAAGGCTACGCTCCTGATTATGGAACAATGCGTAGCATAAAAACTCTGAGGGAGTTTGCAATGGACAATCAGCAGGGGAAAGTCACAGTTACTGACCTGGCATGGTTAGCTGGATTTGTGGATGGGGAAGGAACCATTACCTTGAGCGACCGAAGATATCTAAACAAACGAATAAGCCCCCATTTCATACTTACCAATACTCACTTTGCTAGTCTAGACCATGCTCTCGACATCATTGGACGCGCTGGTATCAATGCCCATGTTCTCCAAAAAGCCGAGCCCAAGAAAGCAGGCAACTACAGACCAGCTGGTACTATCGAACTAGCGGGATTTGAGCGAGTAAGAAAGTTGCTTGTTCTCTTGCAACCCTACTTAGTAACGAAGGAACGACAAACCGCAATTGTTCTGGAGTTCATAGCACGACGACAAGCGCAACCGCGATTCGAGCCGGTCACCATAGAAGACTTGGAAGCTCTACGAGAGATACGCAAGTTGAACAAACGTAACTGGACTACCCTCACAGACTACACGAGAGACTCTGAACTGGAAGCACGGGAATGCAGGCACTGTGGGCAAGCCTTTCAACCAGTACAAGTGTCCCAGGTCTATTGCAGTGTGAAGTGCAGGCAAAACAAATATGTCACGCTTGGGCCACCACGGGCCTGTCCTAAATGCGGTGTTGTATTCGAGCCACGCAACCGACCACAACAAGTCTATTGCTCGTCTCGATGCAGGATGATCGCAGGGCAAGCTCGCTACCGTGCTAGACAGATCACTGATGGTATAGTCGAGCCTATGAGGAAACTCACTGGATGAATGAACAATTCAGCGACACGAACTTTCCGATCACGCCGAGCTTAATCACCGTCCATACTGTCATCACCAACCGTGTGGCCGAGCGTATCGCCAAGATCGGCTTCTCCAAGATGGGCGCGCTGGCCCAAAACGCGATTCAGCGCAAAAAGGATCAGGATGCCTTACTCGTGTTCGACGGCGCGACCGTGTCGCAGCCGGGTGCGGGCACGAGCCTGACATCGGGTGTCGTCTCGGCGATGGGCGCTCAGGTGAGCGGCAATACCACAGAACCGTGGGACGGCCCGGTTTACTTCGTCGGCCACAAGTTCCAGCTCCACGATCTCTACTCGGAGATGGTGTCGGGCATTGGAACCTATCCCGTCCCCGATGGCCTGACCCGCGAGACATTCACCAACGGCTTCAAAGGCCGGGTGGCAGGGGTTGAAACCTACGAGGACGGCAATCTGACCATCGACAGCTCTGACGATGCCAAAGGTGGAGTGTTCGCAGGCGGCGCAGGCGGCGCTATCGTTCTGGTGCAGGGGCGCTCCCCTTGGAAGACTACCAGAGACGAGCCAAGCTTGGGCGGTGGTGGGACAAGTGTCTGGCTTTGGGACGAGTACGCTTTGGGCGAGCGCTCGGCTGGCAACCATCTTAAAGAAGTGTACAGCGACGCGACCGCCCCCACAAGCTAGCAGGCTGGCAAGCATCCCCTAACAGAATAGCAGCACCCATCGCTGTTAGCTGGCGAGAGAGCCAGGCGGCGAGAAAGGAAAATTACAGTGGCAACAGATAGCGGGTTCGGACAAGTACGGCTGTTCGACGACTTTCTAGGCGATTCCTATGATACCTTCAACTGGAGTGTGCCGGTAGCTGCCAGTGGTACGGCACCGGCAATACAGGTTCTCAAGAACGGTGTCATTCGCAACACCGTGACCAATAACTCCAGTAGCGACCTGAGCTCGCTCGTGGGCGAGGTTATCTACCGGGCGAGTGCCGGGGGACCGCTCATCTTCGAGGCCAGGGTCGCTCTTCAGACGAGCCTCTTGCAGTTTCTGTTCATCGGATTAACCGGCACCAAGCCGTCGACGACTGTGACCGACATTCCGATGAATACCAACGGCGGCACCTTCACCACCGGCCATGCAAACGCCGTGGGCTTCATGTACACCGGCGGCGCTAGTGGCGCAGCAGTGTGGCAGTGCGCGGGCGTCAAAGCCAGCGCCGATACTGCGATAACGGCTGCTGCAAGCAAGTTCAATCCGGTGCTGGATACGTTCCAGACTCTACGCATCGTGGTCAACGAAGCTGGCGCGGCCAGTTTCTACATCGACGGCAACATCATCGTGGAAAACCTGGCTAACGCCGTCACCGCCGGTACCCTGCTCACCCCCGCCATCTGCATCACGGATGACGGTGCAGCCGCGAGTCTCGACACTGACTATGTTTACATAAGCTGCGGCAGGGTCTAAGCCTACTGAAAAGATTATGGGGTCCTTCCGCTGAAGGACCCCCTCAACTCAAATCATCAGCTCCCGTGGCTCACGGGTGATAGGAGTTAAACAAAATGGCAGTATCTGCTAGTCATCGAGGATGGTTACTCAAGCACAACGAAGGTATTCTGGCAGGCGTCTATAACGGCGCACAGCCCGGCACCACCTTGCTGGCCGCCAATACGGCGCTCGACGGCGTTCTGATAGGAACGCCAGTCAGTCCAGCTTTGGCCGTCGATTCGCTGGTCATCAGCAACATGGTGGCCAGTGGCGACATTCTGATAGCGGTCAACAATGGTGGCAACTCTCAGGCTTACTTGATGGTTGACGCATCGGCGGGTGTCTTGCACCTGTTCTCCGGAGGCGTGGAGCACGTCGCTTCCTCTTCTGGCAACATGGTGATCAACGAGACCAGTGAGGACATCAACTTCCGGGTCGAGACCGATAGTATTCAGTATGCCATCTACTCAGATGGTGGGAAGAACTCTCTGGTGCTCGGCAGCAATACCGATACCTCCAGCGCCGACCAACTCATCACCGTGAGCAGGGCGGCAAGGACGGCGACGGCCAACACCAACTACTACGACCTGGCAATGGCACCCGCGGGTGCTGTGACGGTCCCTGCTGGCACCACGACTGTAGTCGCAACCGTCAGCATCGCCGAACCCAACATCACGGCGACGGGCACTGTGACGACTGCAGCAACTCTTTACATCGCCAGCCAGCCGACAGAGGGCTCTAGCAATGGCGCGGTGGTACTGGCCGATGATCTATGGGTAGCGCTTGGCACGAACGCTGACCAGGTGCTAATCAACAGATCCACAATTCTCGCTACCAACACGGCCTTGACAGGAGTGATGATCGGCACACCCGTAACACCCGCGATAGCGGCCAATTCGCTCATCATATCCAATACAACGGCCAGCGGCGATGTCATTGTGGCCGCCAATCTCGGTGGGAATTCTCAGGCATGGCTGTGGATCGACTCTAGCGCCGGAACCTTCAACCTGTATGGCGCAGGTACCGCCACAGCTATCATTACTTCGACGGCTGTCACGGTCCTCGACGACATCCTTCTGGCGGTGGGCACTGGCAGCACAGCCAGGATATCCTATGACACCACCGACGCCAACGCCAACGAACTGCTCATCCAGCTTCCTGCTGGCGGCGCTACGGACGTACCTGTGATCGTGATCGGCCAGAGCATCGAGAGCGTGGACCTCGCCCTCTACAACGGCGTGGTGGACCCTCACATCGCCATGTTCGGCGTCGGCGCAGTCACGACCGGACCGGTGATCGAGTTCCGCAAAGCCCGAGGCACAGTGGCCGCGCCAACGGTAGTGACCGCTGGAGACGACCTTGGCACGCTCCGAGCGTTTGCTTGCGTTGCGAACGGCGAGTATGTCCAATCGGCAGAGATTCGCTTCGATGCTGTAGCAACTCCGGCCACCACCAGAGGCCCTGGCACCATCACCTTCCTGACGGCCACGGACGCGGCTCCCTCCGTGCTGACCCAGGCCATGCTCATCTCCGCCGCTCAGGTTGTCACGATGGCTAGCACACTTATAGTACAGGGAGCTTCGGCTACCGTGGGTGTCGCGGGCACCACGACCGGGACGCTTGTCTTGGCGGGTGCCACTTCTGGGACGTGTACGTTGACCCCGACGGCTGCGGCGGGCAGCTATACCATAACCCTTCCTCCTGGTGCAAACACCAACGCCGGATACCAGCTCACATGCGCTGGAGCCGATACCATAACCACTTGGGCTGCGGCCGGATCACTGCGGGAATATAAGGACATCGCGGGATTGGCAAGTCCACAGGACGCCCTGGACAAGTTGCTTGGCACCAACGTCTACCGCTTCCACTACAAAGACGGCAAGGGCACCCAGGACAGCGAGACCGAGTATGTGGGTGTAATGGCCGACGAAGCGCCTTGGGCGATGCACTACAAGGGCGGCGTGCTCAATCCAGTGAACGCCCTCGGATTTACCGTCCTCGGCTTCCAGGCGATGGCCGCGAAGATCAAGGAACTGGAAAGCAAACTCGCTGCGTTGGCAGCATAACGGGACTTAGGGGCCGGGCAATCTCGGCCCCAAAACAAAGGAGGAGGAAAGCATGCAAGTTACCAACGGAGACATCTGGCAGGCGAGAGCGCCGCTACAGGAGCTTCTCGCGGAGCGTTGGCCGGTCAAGACGGCCTACTGGCTGGCTAGGCTGGCAACACAGTTCGACAAGCACTTCCCGGTCATCGAGCAGGTGCGGATAGGGCTGATTCGCCAGTACGGGGAAGAACTGGAAGGCGGCAACCGGATTGAAGTTTCGCCTAACAGTCCGAAGCACGCCGAGTTCAAAAAGGACCTTGGCGAGCTCTTCGATGTGGAAGTGGAGCTTTGGGGTGAGAAGATCGTGCTGCCAGACGTTGAGGGCATCAAGCTGGCGCCAGCGGTCCTGATGGCCCTGGAGCCCTTCGTGGAAGTCGTATGAGTCTAATCATTGGCACCCAAGCGGTCAATACGGATGAGCCGTGCTTGAACCTGAGCGAGGTGAATCTGGTACGTCCCGACAGCAAAGGGATAGATAGGTACCTGATCCTGACGGTGATACGCAATGATAAGCCGGAGGAGTTCAGGGTAGATTTGGGGTCCGCCAAGAACTTCAAAGTAGAGGAGTTCAGGATTCCCGGCGGGGCGATCGATGAACGGACTGGGAAAATCTACATTGAGCACAATGTCGGGGAATTGCTGGAGATCGCCAACACCTTGCGGGAGAGGCCACGAGAGGAACCACCGCAGGGTGATGGCCTGATCCAAGCCTTCCGCGACCAACCCGACGTGAGGCGCAGGGCACGGAAGAAAGTCTCTAGCTTCGGCTACGGCGGAACAATACAAAGGAGTTGAACATGGTTGATACATTGATCAACACGGAAGACATGGAGGCCACGAGACAAGAAATACTGGCCGCGATGCGTAACGAGGCTACTGTGGGGCCTGAACCCGGCGAGGTTCAGGTTGGTGACGAGATACAAGAGGGTGCCAAGGCATTGAATAGCCCGATGATCGTATCGGGAATCAAGGGCGCGGGCATCGCGTATATCTGGGATACCAGAACAGGCGAACGGTCTCGCACTAACAAAAACATGTTGCCTACTCAGATGACCAAGCGACGCGAGGACGGGAGTCTGGTCTTCACGCAGCGCGACCCCGGCATCATCCCCAAGCGTGGCCAGTTGCGGTGCATGCTCCACGCCGAGTTACGTGAGGCCCACCCCGAGTACGACCGGTGGGGCTTGGCTCTCTGCAACAAGGCAAATCTGGCCTCCCCGCAGGACGTGAAGAGCCACATGCAGATGAGGCACAAGAGGGAGTGGGCGACCATCGAAGACGACCGCATTGAGCGGGAGAAGGCCGAGGACAGGCAGCTTCAACGGCAGAGCGCCGAGGCGACGAGGGAGGCGCTAAGAGTGGCCGTAGGGAACAACAGGGAGGCGGTTCCATTCGAGTCTGGCCTCTCAATGAATGCTGAACCCGTCAAAAAGGGACCGTTCGGCAGACCTTTGAAAACCAGTTAGAACACTTATTGTCCACAGGTCTCAGTAAGAGCCTTGGACGGAAAGGGAAACTATCATGGCAGACACGAAAGCTCAGAGAGTCGTCAAGAACCCGTCCAGAGACACCGCAGATGCTTCAGACAGCTATGCGGCCTTAAGAGCAACCAGAGACGGCATGTTGCTCACCAACTACCTGCAAAACCTCGCATTCCAAGGACGCCTATTCACGGCCAGCGATGCCGATGAGAACGACGTGCTCACCTCAGTGGCCACGTTCGCAGCCACAACCCCGGCACTTCTGCTCGACGTGCCGAGTGGTACCACGGCTATCCCATTGTTTGTCAACCTGCGTCAGAACGTCGGCGGCACCCTTGCCTCTGCGCCTATCACCGTGGCGCTGTCTATCGAGACCGCGAAGGTCAGATACTCGACAGGTGGCACCGCAGAGACCAACATCATCAGCACCCGCACCGACAAGCCAGTGGCCCCACGTTGTACGTTGTACTCAGCGCCAACGGCGGCAGCCGCAGGCGCCGCCTGCGCTATCTTCCACGACGTAATCACCCCGGAAATCACCCAAATTCCTGCAGAAGGTGGGAGATGGTGGTTTGACTGGAATACCGGGCTATTTGTACCTTCGTTTCTCATTGGCCCAGCCAGTTTCTTGGTATTCGCCTATGGCACCAATTCGCCGACATTCTCATGGGCCTTGGGGTGGGCTGAGATTCCGTCCAGCGATTTAACCTAATAGGTGACGAACAAATAAGTGGTAGGGGCGGCTAACTCCCGCCCTACTCAGGAACGGACAACCTGAGAGAAAGGCAATCCGATGAGTCTTCTTTTCTGGAGAAAAACTACAGATGTACCCAACGAATCTTCCGTGGCTGTCACGGAAACTAACCCTCTACCTGTTCAACTCATCCACCTCAATGAAAACGACGTGCCGCCTGTAAGGATAGAACAGGAGAGTTACTTGCCGCCTGTCGCGGGCGTGAGCATTACCCGAAGAGTGCAGGTCCCCGGCATCGGTACCGGCTCGGCTTACACTGCCGCAGATGCCTTCGGCACCCTTATTACGATTCCCAACGTATTCAGGCCCAACAAAAATAGCGGCATCGCGACGAAGATTTTATTCTACGACCTTGACGACGAGGGCATTCAGAAGGATTGTATCTTCTTCGGTGTACCTATCTCGACCACTGCCAATGATGATGCTTATGCGCCGAGTGATGGCGACATCCTGAGCGGCTCAAACGGCGTCAGCATCACGACCTTCTTCAACTGGGCGAACAATCAGATGGGCGTCTGGAACGGCAGTGCATGGGTAGAGAGTATGGACACCAATCTGTATGTCAGACTCATCACCCAAGGAGCAGACAACATAGCGGCTGGCTCCATACCGTGGCTTTCTATAACGATCATTCCGGATTAGGAGAGGCTGATGCTACTGAGAAAGCGCCTACTCGTGTTAGGGCAACAGCGCCCGGTTATTAAGGATACTTTCACGCGCGCTGACGATGCCACCACACTAGGCAGCGCCGAGACGGGACAGGTGTGGGCGGTCAACAGCGGGACATGGGGGATCAGCAGCAACAAGGGGCAACTGGTCACTGGCCAAGCAGCCCGCTATGACTTCGCCTATATCAACTCTGGCAAGACGGATTTCGTCGCCGATCTCACCCTGTCGACCGTCGAGGATGAGGAGGGCATCTGCGTCGCCTACGTGGACGATACCCACTGCATGTGGACAGCCTATAGCGGGGCTAACCTGTGGCTAGCGAGGAAGAGTGGCGGGGCCGCGAGCGGGGTAGCAAGTGCTGCCGTAACCAAGGCCAACGGCGATGTGCTGCGGGTGATCAAGGTTGGCACGAGTATCAAGATCTATGTCAATGGCGTTTTGAAGATCAGCTATACCCTGACCGAGGCTGAAAACATTGCTTTCGGATCGGCAACCAAACAAGGGATTTACGCCCTCAACGCTACCACGGGACGGTTCGACAACTGGTTGCTGCAAGGGGGGCTACCGTAAATGGTAATCGACCTGTGCAAGTATATCCTTCTTGGAAGGATACAACGTGATTCTTCAGGCAGTCCTTCCAAGAAGGATGCTACTCGTATTCATCGGGTTTTGGGCGCTACACGCAGTCTTGCTAGCTAGCCATCATTGGCTAGGCTGGCCGAGGATACACTAGGGAGAAGGGGCAAGGATGAGCACTAGTTTACTGGTCCTTGAAAGAAACATAGCCAAGGCCGGTTTCGGCTACGCCACTGGCGCGCCGACTAGCGGCAGGCTAGGGGACGTGTTTCCACGTTTTGCGATGCACAATCTTGCCGATGGTATTTCTTTCGACAGTATACTCCAGAGCCAGTTTATAGATTGGCGTGCCTTGTGCAAACGCTTCGCGAATAGCCTTAACTTGCTGGTCTGTGAGTTTGGCCGCAGCGTTTGCTTCGCCTTTCAGTCCGCTCCCCGCCCTCTTTTCCTTAAGGCGTGCATAACTTTCTGGGTGAACAAGTCGAGGCGCTCGTTTGCCTTTAGCAACACGCCCTTTTCGCACCATATCGGCGCTGTTCTCTTCATTAGTCGCCAAAAACAGATGAGTAGGATTTACGCACCGCCTGTAACTAATATCACCAATTGGATACAGTGCATCACAACTGTGGCATACAACCCAACCCTCAGGGATAGGCCCATTGTGCAACTCCCAAGAGAAGCGATGAGCACGTACGGGGCGACTGATAGGGATTGTAAAATTACCATAACCCTTAGTCGTTGCGCCTGTCCAAAGCCAGCACCCATTAGACTCATTAATCTTCTGGACTTTATTCCAAAAACGTTGTTCAAGGGGTGGAGTCTTATGTCCTACAACAAACCGTACAGGACGACCTTTGACGTTTCCTCTTGCAGTGTTGTTGAGTTTTGCAAGACTGGTTTTCTGACCACAACCACACTGACAAAGGCCGAGGGGTATGATAGAATGAGGTTGCATCTTAAATCTCCTAACCAGATTTGGGGTGCCATGCTCCGGGGCGCTCTCAACGCCGCCGGGGCTTCTTGTTGGCCTGATTATAGCACATCGAACGCAGGAGGGCAAGCATGAGCACTTCTTTGCTCCAGCTTTGCCGCAACATCGCGAAGGCGGGGTACGGGTATGCGACAGGGGCTCCGTCTGCCACGGGCTTAACGACTACCATCGTAGATACGAGTGCCGATAGCCCTCTCGACACGGGCGACTCTGCTACCCTTTTTGTGAATTCTTGGGTCAAGATCACCGCCGACAGCGCTGGGAGTCCAACGAACGTTGGCGAAGTACAGCGCGTAACGACCTATGCACCCTCGACTGGCACCTTGACGGTTGGCAGAGCGTTTTCTGCCACTACCAAGACGACTCAAACATATGACATCTATCAGGGAGTTCCGCCCACCAGACAGGGCATGAACAAAGGTTTAGATGAGTATATCAACGATGTCTTGCGCCGCCTGTTCTACCGCCGTACCTTCCTTCTGACTCTCATAACCGACGGCGACATGGAGACCTCCGGAGTGACCAACTGGACGGCGAGCAACGCCACACTCACCAAGTCCACCACTACGGGCGTCATAGTCGGCAAGCAGGCGCTGAGGGTACTCAACACCGTGGCGGGCGGCTACGCTCAGTCGCCCTCGGTGAGTGTAGAGGCATCGCAGATTTTCAACGTGGCGGTTGATGTTTCGGTGGTGAGTGGCACGGCGACGCTGGAACTTTGGGACGTGACCAACGGCGCCAGTATCAAGACTACGACCTCCAATGAGAAGGAGACGAGGCGCATCTGGTTCAGTAGCGGCACCCTGCCCTCCGGCTGCATGCAGGTGGCCGTGAGACTGAAGGGCACGGAGGTTGACGCAGATATATATTGGGACAATCTTTCACTGATGAATCAGGCGGCGACGGAAATGCCGATGCCGAGCTGGTTCAAGGACCCCAAGTGGCTGGAAAGAGTGACGATCTGGTGGGCCGGGCCGACTGCGACCGCGGGGACGGATCGGGCCATCGATGCCCAAAGGCGCAAAGAGGCGCAATGGTGGGGAATCCAGGAGGACGTGACGGGATACACGCCTTACAAGGTGGTATTCGAGCCCCATTCGATGGCGAGCACGCATTTATTCGCACAGGCACTTTGCCCCTACTCGGAGCTAAGCAGCGATAGCGATACTACCGATGCCGACCCCGACTGGGTGAAGGCGTGGACGTTAGTCTACATTGCTCGTGACAAAGGCGATAAGGCGCTGGCGGAACGTTGGCTACCGGAGGCTAAGGCCCTCGACAAATTGTACCAGCCAACTTGGCGCGGCAAGCGCTATCAGATGGGGGCGTTGTACTAATGCAAAGGTTAACTGGCAGGGAGCGCTCTTGGGATTTGGAGATCACTATCGGCTCGACGGTGTATCCCTTCAAGGTGGCGCGGGACAAGAGTCACGTTCCACTGTGGAAGGTTGATCGCTCACCTGATGTGATGGGATACACGACGGGTGTGGAGGACAACCT